CTTGGCCTTGTTTTTGGCCGCCCATCTGTTGCTGCTCTCCCTGCTGACCACCTTGCTGACTCTGATTTCCCATGTGTAGCGCATGCATTATTGCTTGAATAGGATGAAATCCACCGCCTTGTTGCTGTTGACCTTGTGAGCTTACATTCTGCATGCCTTGGCTAAGCATCTGCTTAAGCCGCTCCTGGCCTTCCGGTCCAAGCAATGCAGCATAAGGGCTAATGGCTATCTGCGCCAAAGGGGATACGGTTTTATTAAAGATACCCGCCTCTTTCTCGCGGTCCATGTATTTAAGGTTCTTACCCTGTTTGTATCCTTCCAATGCATTACTAAGCATGCTATTTAATGCATATTCTCTGGGACCGGAAGGTTGCTGTTGTACCAGTGTAAAAGACATGGGTTACTCCTAGGCAAACGCCAATATAATTAAATTCCTACCAGCCAAAAAAAGCACCAGCCGCTTTGCCAGCCATATTCCAAAAATCCGAATTATTTTGGTTTTTATTTTGTTGCCCGCTATAGGCATTCGTGCCTTGCTGCGCCAGTGACTGCGCTATCATATTAGCCTGGTTGCTTCCCGCTTGTTGGCCTTGATTAGCCATTCCTTGCGAGCCAGTCATAGCATTGCCATAGATGCCGGTTGCTTGTTGTAACCAGTCGTTATAATCCTGGCTAGCTAGATTTGTAGCCAATCCCATATTTTGTTGTTGGTGCTGAGGGCTTCCAGCCATTCCACCAGCAGCGGCCGCATTATTACCGCCCATGAGTGCTTGTTGTATGGCGAAATTCAATCCCGGGGATTGTTTGTATGAACCACCGATTTCGTTCAAAAGGCCACCGGGATCGTTCATGCCTTTGCCGTATTGTTCCTGAAGACCGGGAATCTGACTTTGGCCGGCCTGATTGTAAGGGTCGAAATATTGGCCCGTTTTGCCAGCTATTTGGTCGTAATATTTACTGGCCTCGTCAGCTGGGTTTTTATAACTCCATGGAAAGTCCATAATTAGTCCTTACAATGAGGCCCATCGGGCCGTGCCTACAGCACCTGCTGTATAACATGCATATAATACTTTATCTGTTGTATCATAACATAGCCAATTTAAAACGCCCGCAACGTTCATGTCCGGATTTCCCGCATATGTTAACATCATAGCCAATGGAACCCATTCAGCGAGTGTAACGGTATTTGTCAGATCTTGTGCAATTATAAATTGATTAGAAATCTGTGTCGTTGAATCATAAACCGTCTGCCCGCTAATATCAGGCAAATTCATCGTTAACGTATTATACGGTCCACCAATATAAGACGCATACAAATTCTGTATTGACGTCATCGAGCTAGCCGATAAAGACGGAAAAACAATTCCTTCGTTCTTAAAGTTAGTTTGCAACGCCTGAAACAGCGCACTAAATCCTATTTCCCACAATGGCATGAAATTGCCATCCTTATCGGTGGCAGGATTCTCGCGCGGCATGTCAGGAAATATCGATTGCGGCAACTTGCCCTCATTAGCCATTTTAGGTCCTTATATTGCAGATGCCATCTGTAACTACAAATCGTCCAATTCCTGCAAATCTAAATTGAAGCACTAAATCGTTACAGATTCCTATTTGCCACCACATGAGGCGATTGCGTCGGTAACCAATAGCGGGTAACTCATATGCCCATTGCGAACCAAATACAGCGCCACCATCATAAGAAACAGATAAAAATACCTTTGGAGTATCAGCAACCAATGGCTGTTGGTCGGAAAGCAAATCCCATTGCTGGCCATCAAGAAAGAAAAATGGTTGACCATAAGGATTGCCAAGGCCATCTAAAGTATAAAATGGAACAACATCACCAAGATTTTCATTCTGCTGAACGTAATTCGTTTCGCCTGATTCGATCGTAAACCCTACATCATTGGCTATAAAGTAATCTTGAGAAGGAGCTCGGATGTTTCGACAGATTCTAACCCGTGGGATTTCATAAGTAATTGGAGTGGTATCCAAATTAGAATCTACATCTTGATACGTAGTAAAGTTGGTATCGAAAGCGTAAATATTTCCTGTATTTCTAGATACAAAATAATACTGGTTATGAATGAACGCTATCTCTGCGGCGATGAAATAGTTCATATTCTGATCGCACGCATGATAGAATTTTTCATTATTAAAATCGTAGAACAATGATAGATTGTCGCTGTAGAAATTGATGTGATAGAACAAATGGCCATCTTGCCGATATAGAAACCCTTGCGAGTCCTGTGGATTTTGAAGCTCTGAAAACAGGAAGTCTATACCGTCTGTAGTAATCTTTTTTGGCATCCCTCCATCGCTATACATGATGATAGGACCGCTTTTCTCATTTTGTGCGAGCCACACGACAACCTCGTCCATATAAGCGACTGTAGCAGGCGAAAGGCAGCCATAATCGATATTGAATTGGTTGTTTCGTTGATACGGGAATAATTGAGCGCCTGTGTCAAACCACGCTTCGGTGACGATCGAACCCATCACAAATATCATATTTCCTTTGGATGGAAATCTGACGACAGCCTGCACATTATCAGGCTTTGACTCTAATAATCCTACATTCTGCGAAACATCAGGCCATGCTGTGGAAGAAAATGTTCCTGAGGCGTCTACATTTTGCGGATTGGTAAGCGTCTGGGAATCAGCAAGCGTCAAAAATACTTCAAAGGTTGTGCCTGTAAAGTTTCCGATATAGTACGTATACCCAGGGATTAACGTCGTTGTTCCTGTAAAGGTAATTGTGTTTCCATCGGCAATTCCTGCTGTAGATGCAGGTGTAATGGTAGTGCTAGATCCAGTGAATGAAATACTGTTTTCATAACCCTGATTACTTAACGACAATCGCCAGGTATTATTTGCTGGCGGGGAATACGTTGTATCATTCGATGCTGCACAAATAAAATAAGTATCATGGAAGGTGACGTAGCCAGGGGTAAAGTTTAGGTTTGGAACCAATAGCATTTGGCCGCTGATTGTTTGATCATAAATATAGAGATTTTTGTTATCCGAGATTAAAATTTGTGGTCTATTATTTTCAGTTATGTAAACTACGCCAATGCTTGTTTGTAAAGTACCAATATTGGTTATTTGGTCTAAAATAAGTTGATCGGAAACTTGATCATACGTCGGCCTAATCAGCCAGACATTATTATCAATAACAACGATTAACGCATTAAGTTTTGTGCTAGTGAATATGCCGCGTCCTGATTTACCGAAAAGTAGCAAATTTGATGAAATAATAATTTCGTAACCTGCGTAGGGTACGAGCCAGTTTTCGCTCACAAACATGTTATAGGTGCGTTCTTGGCTTATCTTGGGATACCTGCCAAACGTGGAGCTTCCCGCGATATTTATCGGCATTTCTTTATTATTTGCAGAACGTACTACCATGCTTACACCATTCAGTAGCGCCTAATCACCTAATAGTATACTATAAGTCATTAATTATCTGTATTAATTAAGTCGTTCATATTGTAGAATTAAAAGCAAAACTTTTCGAGGGTCTTGGATGGCTATCGTCGTTTCCCAGTTAGTATCTGCGGCCATGCTGCAAGACTTTATCATTGGTAAGAATGCACTGCCTTTAGCTGGCGGCATTATTACAATGTATCGAGATTCAGATCAAGTTACCCTTAAAAACTGGTATTATCAAACTGGCGTATATGGCAATTACCAGTATGTTGCGTTGCCCAATCCTTTGGTTTTGAGTGCGGCAGGAACAATACAAGATGTGAATGGCAATGATGTAATTCCATTCTATTATCCTTATGTTGATCCTCCTGGAATGAACCAATCGGCTGCAACGCCTCAAGCCTACTTTGTAACGGTTTATGATGCTTTTGGTACATTGCAATTTACACGAAGTAATTTCCCATTTGAGCCGCCAGCTGTAACACCTACAGTTACAACTGTGCCTTCATTAGAAAACTATATTATTAATGGAAGATTTTGGCGCAATATAGGAAGTGTAAGCACAGGTACGATTCCTGCAACCACTAATACATGGACAACGCAATATAACAACACAGGAAGTGTGTTTTACGAAACATTGGCTCCAGATAATCATGACGGCTTTAGCATGCCTGATTTTAATTACATCAAAAACGTAAATGGATCGGCTACGGAAACAATTACATTTGATAAGTTTGCTGAGCAACAAACCCCGGTTATTGTGGGGGATATTCAGCCAGAATATTATATTAATTATAATTGCATCGCTGATTCTTCCGGCGCCTCTGTAAAAGCTTTTCAATACCCAATATCATTGCATCTGGCTACGTTAAGTGCTCAGACATTTACGTTTACGATTCAGGCGCAATTATTAAGCGGTACATCTAACGCGGCTTTATCAATTTTCATCTATGCATTTCAAGGCAGCGGTGTTCCTTCCAATGCTCCCGTCTTAGTTGGTACAATACCGTTGTCAGCTTCGGGTTCTTGGCAAAAATATACCGTAACAAATACATTTCCAGCTACATTAGGGCTTGGGTTGTCGGCTACAAATGATGATGCTTATTACTTGCAAATAAATATGCCAACAGGTGCGAACGCTGTTGTAAATTTAAACTTTTGTGTGCCTTCGCTTTATTTGAGTTCGGCTGCTTTGGTTCCTACAAATTCATTTTCAACGTATGATCAAATCGATACAATCGTTACCGATCCGAGGACAGGTGATGTAAGAACAAGCGTGAATTCATTCTATCCTTATGGATGGGTGCCCATGAATGATGGCCTCATAGCACTTACAAATCCAAGCAGTAATGCACAATATGCTCGAGCAAATTCTGATACTTGGCCATTATTCAATATGTTATGGACTCTAGGCAAAACTTACGATACTGGAAGTGATGCTAATCCCGTATTTCAAATGTTTACAAATACCTCGGGAACTTTAGCGGCTACAAATTATGGAGCAAATGCCTACGCTGATTTTACTGCTGCATCTCCATCTAAGGCATTGCAATTACCATTTAGTATGGGCCAAGTATTTCTTGGTACTGTTCCTATTGCAGCTATATTACCTTCTAGTACATTGATTACTGGAGGAACTGCCACAGTAACAGCTTCAAATCCATCAGGATCGGTTTTATTGTTTACGGTTAATTCCTCGCTTGAATTAAATGTTTTTACAGGAAATACAATTGTATTTACATCGATATCTTCTCCGATTGGGAATATTACAGCTAACACTATTTATTATATGATCTATGTAAGTGCTACCACTTTTTACGTCTCTACTTCTTTTCAAAATGCGGTTGCCAACACTTCTGTATTATATTCTTCTGGAGCAGCAAGTACTGCGACTGCAACAGTTTCAATAACTGGAAGTTATGAAGGTGAGTACGCACATACTCAATTGTTACGCGAACTGGCGCAACATACACATAATGCCCCATCTGGAGCTATCGATTACCTTGTCAATCAATCGGGAGGGGGAGCAATATCTGGTTCTGGTTTCCTTAATTCCTCCGCTACGATTACAGGTACTGTTACAAATTATGTGGGAGCAGCTGCTAATGTCACGCAGCCCGGTACGTTCTTCAACATTTATATAAAACTTTGAGGTAATTATGGCTAATCCAGTGATGTTAGAATTAGGGCGCGACGTGCAAGGTTACAATGCCTACGCTCCGCAGCCTTCGACTGTAAAATATTCGGCTACTATCACGGATGGTTCGGCGACTAGCGTGACAGTGCCGTCTACTTACCAAACATGGGTTGTCTCATTCAGATACTTTCCTAATGACGTTTGGGTGGATGTGTCGGGAGCGACCGC